CCGAATATTACTTTTAACAATCTTTATGTGGAGAAGAAAAATGGCAGGAAGAAAAAAAACTAAATATATGTCTAAAGGCGGTGTTGTAAGACGTATGACTGGTGGCATGGCTAAGAAGACTAAGTACAAATCTAAGGGCGGTGCTGTTAGAAGACGCAGAGGCGGTAAAGTTAAGTAAATGCCTAAGTGTAAAAACTGTGGACATGACTCTCATTGTGGTATAGTTTTGAGTAAGACTATAGATAATGAAGATAAGTCTATAGAAATATGTAAACAATGTAGGTGTTATAGATGCACTGTTAAAACAGATTGGGGTTAGTATGAATGATCCTAAAAAAGGAACAGGAAAAAAACCTAAAGGATCTAAACGTAGACTTTATACAGACGAGAATCCTAAAGATACAGTAAGTATAAAGTTTGCTACTCCTGCTGATGCTAGAGCTACAGTTGCTAAAGTTAAAAAAATAAAAAAACCATATGCTCGTAAGATACAGATACTAACTGTGATGGAACAAAGAGCAAAGGTAATGAAGAAAACCCAAGTGGTGAATATAGCCAAGAGAGCTAAAGCATCACTCAAGAAAGCAAGAGGTCAGGATGGCAAGAAAAAAAAAGTCTAGTGGTACAGCTACTAAAAGAGATCCTGCTAAATGGGCTAGGGCTAAAGCTAGAGCAAAAGCTAAGATGGGTGGTAAGCATTCAGCAAGGGCAATGCAACTAGCAGTTAAGTATTATAA